CGGCATCGCTCTCCTTCGCCTTCTTGACCGCAAAGCCAAGCTGGAAGCCATAGGACATGCCGGCAACCTCGGCGCTCAGCTCGCAAGAGAACTGCACAGCGCCGGACCAGCGATTACGGATTTCGAAGTTCATATCTCTCTCCCCTTACATCCCCCGGCTGCGGGCCGAGGCTTCGATGAGTGCCTTGCCGTACTGCTCCGCCTGATCGGCCGTAAGCAGCAGGTCGCTTGCGTAAACACCCTCAACCGACTTCCGGCACGTCACGCCGTCCTCGGTCGCCTGCACATCGATCAGCAGGTCGTCGGATACGTGGATCGGCTTGGAGGTCCAGGTGGTCACTGCTAGGCCTTGTGGCTTGGCGTGGGTGAACTATGGCATGCCATAGGCTGGGTGTCAACGGTATCCCATAACTTTTTTTCGCAAGCATGAAAAAGCCCGCGCTAGGCGGGCCAAACGGGAAGTCTTGGGTAGTTGGTCGTTACTGCGTGGTAGACGTGCAGCTCACGTTACCCGGCGAGGGCGTCCAGCAGTTGGTCGTTGTCTGCTGAGGAGCCGGCCGTTGCTGCACTCGCGGCAGCGTATAGGGCTGATAGTTCTGCATCGAGCGGGCCATCGCCTGGCGCTGCTCTGGCGTCATGGCGCATCCCGACAAGAGGCAGGCTGCGGCTGCGAAACATATGAGCTTCTTCATGTGATCCCCCTGTAGCGTCCTGCTAGGAATTGGCTGCTAGGCGCCGACGCTCAAGCGGCCTCAGCATCATGACCTGTTTCTGACTCTCCTGCGCCGGTTTCTTGACGCCCCCTACTACTTCAAGCTCAGCCTTTGGCCCGGTGACGCCGAGCCTTTCCCGCACCATTGCCTTGATTACCAACACCCTTGCTCTGCTCACTATCTTCCCCCTGGCGCGCCTCGCCTTTCCTAATTCGCGTCCCGAGCCACACTAGGTTGCTCCGAGACTCAACAGAACCGAGCGCTACCGCGCGTTCGTAAAACTCTGCGAACAGCTCTGGCTCTGCTGTGATGCTGTAGACAAGGCCGAGTTCTGCGTATGTCTCTTGCAGGGCCTGTGCCACATCACGAACTATCGACGGGTCCAGTCTCACATGCCGCGATACTGATAGCGGCGCGGGTTGCGAGGCAGCTTCCTTAGGGCCGGTTCCTGATTCCAGCCATTCCACATTGACGCGTAGCGCCTTGGCTATGGCATGCAGGCGGGTAGAGCCCGACTGGTCGTCGTTCTCGATGCCGGCGAGGGTGGGGTAGGGGACTCCCGCCAGCTTCGCGAGCTGCGGACGTGACACCCTGCGTTCCTCGCGTACCTGCTTGATTCGTGAGCCAATCGTCATGGCGGCTATGGTCACCGATAGCACCTATGGGATGCCGTTTGACATGGACTTATGGCATCCCATAAGATCAGCCACATGCAGACGTGGACACAAAGAATCGAATCGCTTGAAGCCCTTGGCTGGTCTCTTGCGGCCATCGCCAGGGCGGTCGGCTGCTCCCAGCAGGCCATCGGCGACCTGAAACACGGGCGCACGAAAGAGCCAACCGGCATGTCGGCGGTACGCCTGCATGCCTTGTCATCCAAGCAAGTCAAGCCTCAGCACTCTGACGCCAAGAGGCGTGCAGGGCGTGTGACTGCGCGTCGCAACACTACGAAACACAAGACCTCCTAACCAATCGGGCTAGCCGTTCGCGGCTGGCCCTTTTTTTCGCCCGAATCCAACCATCAACACGAGACACGACCATGCAGCACGAGTTACCGATTCTTGGCTCTGTGCGAGGCATTGAGCGCGCTCCGGCGCATGAAGTGGCCTTGTGCAAGACGAGCGGGCAGGCCATCGGCCTCGCCATCCTCAAGTCCGGCAAGACCGCATCTCGTGTGGCCGACCTGATCGGCATGGAGCGGGCGCAGCTCTCCCGGATCATCGGCGGAACGCACCACTTCCCGGCAGACAAGGGTCTGGACTTCGCTCGCGCAACCCATTCATGGGCTTGGCACCAGTGGGTCAGTTTCCAGTGCGGCATGGATCTTGTGCCGCGCGTTGAGTCGCCGGAGGAACGGCTGGCCCGGTTGGAATCGGAGAACGCCGAGCTGCGGGCGAGGGTGGCCGCATGAGCCTCCTTTCCTTCATCCGCAAACCCCGCGCCCGCACCTCCCCGCACGCTAACCGTATGGGTGCGCCCGTGAGCGTGACGACTCCGAAAGCTCATCGCTGCGTGATCGACAACGAGAGGGCGCCGCTTGAGTTCAACCCTGACCCCGAGCTGGTCATGCACATCCACAAGCACAAGCCCACTTCGGGCACGTCCGTACCCAATCCGGGCAGGAACCTCAAGCTCGCCCGTGCTGCCGCCGTAGCCGACCGCTTCGCCGACTACCTGGAGGGCAATGCGCCACGGCCGGATCTGCACGAGGCCATCCCCGCGCTGCGGCTGCTCGCTGACGAGGCGCGGGACGGGATCGTGATCGGGGGTGCGCCGTGATCGTCCAGCGCATCCGTGACTGGCAGAACGAGCGGGAAATCGACCGCCTCGCCCAGGGCTGCCGTGAAGCCTACGCAGCCGGCGACAAGGCCAAGGCGCGGCACTTCTTCCATGCCATGGGGAAGGCCATTGCTAGCCGCTCGCCGCAGCAGATAGCTCGCATGGAGCGCCAGCAGGGCATCAGCCATGCGTGATTACGCCAAGGTCGCGCCGCAGTTCTGGATCGGCCAGACGGGCAAGACGCTGCGCAAGGCTGGTGCCGAAGCGCAGGTGGTCGCCATGTACCTGCTTACCAGTCCGCACGCGAACATGCTTGGCCTGTACTACCTGCCGACCGTGTACCTGATCCACGAAACGGGGCTGGGTGATGAAGGGGCTTTGAAGGGCCTTCAAAGGGCCATTGAAGCCGGCTTTTGCTCCTATGACGAGGCTTCCGAGGTGGTCTGGGTGCATGAGATGGCCCGCTACCAGATCGCGGACCAGCTCAAGGATGGTGACAACCGCTGCAAGGGCGTCCAGTCCGAGTACGACTCGCTGCCCTCAAACCCTTATCTGGCGCCGTTTTTCGACCGTTACGCTAGTGCCTTCCACATGGCAAATCGACGTGGAAATGGAAGCCCCTCACAAGCCCCTTCCAAGCCCCTTGGAAGCCAAGAGCAGGAACAGGAACAGGAGCAGGAACAAGAGAAAGAAAATACTCTGTCGGCTGGCGCCGACTCGCCCGCCCAAGAAGGCGAGGGCGAGAAAGGCGACCAGCGCCAGAGGACAATCCCGGCCAAGGAGATCCTGGCCGCCTACCACGAACACCTGCCGATGATGCCCGCCGTCAGGGTGATGACGGAGGCCCGCAAGCGGAAGCTCAAGGCTCGATGGACGGAGGATGCTAGCCGGCAGTCGGTGGATTACTGGCGGCGGTTCTTCGCTTACGTGGCGGCTTCGGATTTCCTGACCGGGCGCGATAGCCGCTGGACCGGCTGCGACTTCGAGTGGCTGATCGAGGCTGGGAATCACGTCAAGGTCATCGAGGGCAAGTACGAGAACCGGGAGGCCCAGGCATGAGCGCCCAGTTCTCCCATGACCGCGTTCCGGCTGGCGTGGAAATGCTCCGCGTGCCGCCGCACCGGATCGATGCCGAGCAGGCGGTGCTGGGTGCCCTGATGCTGGACCCGTCATCGCTGACCAAGGTTAGCGATTGGCTGAGCGCCGAGGACTTCTACCGCAAGGACCATCAGCTCATCTACCGGGCAATTTGCGGCCTCGCCGAGCGCGGCGCGGCGGTGGACTCGCTGACCATCTCGGACTGGTTCGATGCCAACGGCATGGGCGACCTGCTGCCCGGCGGATCGACCTACCTGATCGAGCTGGACACCAACACCGCCAGCGCAGCGACCATCGTCTCGCACGCTGAGATCGTGGTCGAAGCCTCCCGGCGGCGCGCCCTGATCGACACGGGAACGCAGCTCACCGAAGCCGCCTACAAGCCCGGCTCCGACGCGCAGCACCTGATCGCGGAAACGATGCGCGGCCTGTCGCAGATGCAGGCGAGCAAGCTGCGCGGCGGCCTGGAATCGGTCAAGGGCGCGATGAAGCGCATGCATGCCGAGTTGATGGCCCGCTACCAGCGCGGTCCCGGCCTGCTTGGGATGCCATGGCCGTGGATGAAGCTCAACGACTGCACCAAGGGCTTGCGCGATGGCGTCCTGTACATCGTCGGCGCCCGGCCAAGCATGGGCAAATCCGTCTTCGGTCTGCAGGTCGCTGTGTTCACCGCGCTGCGTGGCGAAAATACGGCGTTCTTCAGCGTGGAGATGGGCGCCGAAGAATGCATGGCGCGCGCTGTTGCCTGCGTTGGCGAGATTCCGCACGAGTGGGTCGAGAACCCGGCCAAGGAAGACCCGGACGCCGAGTGGTACTGGTCGAAGTTGCAGCGTTCGACGGCACAAATCCTGGAAGCGCCGCTCCTAATCGATGAGACACCCGGGCTCACGGTTGAGCAGTTCATGGCTCGCGCCCGCCGCGCCCACCTGCAAAAGCCACTGCGCCTGATCGTGCTGGATCACATGCACGACATGGCACTCGACCCCAAGCGCGAGACGCGCCACGAATACGGGCGCATTGCTCAGGCAGGGAAAACCCTCGCCAAGGAGCTGCGCTGCCCGGTGATCCTGCTGGCCCAGCTCAACCGCGCATCGGCCACGCGCCAGGAAAAGCGCCCGACGATGCCGGACCTGCGCGAGTCGGGCGAGATCGAGCAGAAGGCCGACGTGATCCTTTTCCTCCACCGCGAGGACTACTACGACCACAGCACCCACCTGCAAGGCGTGGTCGAGGTCATTCCGGCGAAGGGTCGAAACATCCGCATCGACGGCCCCATCAGCCTGCAAAACACCTTCAGCGAAATGCGCCTTCAGGACTGGATCGGGCCGCTCCCGGTTGCGCCTGAGCCTGCGCAAAAGACCAAGCCAACGCGAGGATTCAAGTCATGACCACCCTTGGAATCACCAGCCGCAAGGCCAAGCCGTTCAACGCCAGCGCCGGGACGCATACGCGCGATGGCTTGATCCATCACCTCGAACTGCTTTGGGACGGCGGCGTCCTGTACGCGCCAGTGAAGATCAACCCGCCGAGGCGCGGTGAGCAGCTTCCACGGCCGCAGATCGACAGGAGCGGCAAGGTTCTGTTCGCCCTTCCTGGCGGCGGCGAGATTGCCACGACCATCCAAGGGTTCGGTGTCGCGGCATGATGCCCATGAACCCCGGCAGCAAGGCATCGGCCGTGCTTCGTGTGCTTAGCGAAGGCCCAGCCACATCCGGCGAGGTTGCTGTATCGCTCGGCATTGACCCGCGCATCGCTGGCGCTCACCTGTGCAACCTGCGACGCAAGGGCAGGGTGCGCGTTGAGGCAGCACGCATCGCCACGGGTGGGCGGCCTGCGCGGTTGTGGAGGGTTGCAGCATGAGGCTCACCATCAACAGCGAGACAACGCTACAGGCAGCCATCGGCGAGCTTCGCGCGATGTGGCGTGACCGGAAGTACCTGACGCTCACCGTCAAGGCAGGTAAGGGGCGCAGCCTGGATCAGAACGCGATCAGCCACGCATGGTACGAACAGGTAGCCCGCGAGTTGCGCGAAGACGACGCCAGAGGCGTGAAACGCTATTGCAAGCTCCACTTCGGCGTTCCGCTGCTCCGTGCCGAGGATGACGAGTTCCGCGAGGCCTACGACGGATCGATCCTACGCACGCTGAGCTACGAGCAGAAGTTGCTGGCGATGGATGTGCTTCCGGTAACTTCGCGCATGACCACCGCGCAACTGTCCCGGTACATGGAGGACGTGCAGAAGCACTATCGCGGGCGCGTGTCGCTTGAGTTCCCCGTGGAACATGCGAGGGCCGCATGAAGCGCTCACCCATGCCGCCGCGAAAGACCCGCCTCAAGGCCACGACGATCCGCGCAAGTGGGAAGCGCAAGGCACGCAGCAAGGCGACCAAGGCATACATGGATCGAGTCGCTGCGCTTGGCTGCATCGCCTGCCGCCAGATGGGCTACTTCACGGCACCAGAACTACACCACCCGCGAGCCAATGCGGGGGCAGGGCAGAAGGCGCCCGATAGCGACGTGATCCCGCTGTGCCATGCGCATCACCGGGGAACGATGCACCCGAAAGTGCCGAGCATCCACCGAGACCGGCTGGTGTTCATCGCCACGTTTGGCACCGAGGCTGATCTGCTGGCGGCGGTCAAGGAGGCATTGGCATGAGCCACGAATACCTAATTGGCATCGATCCGGGCATCTCTGGCGCCATCGTGATCTTAGGTGCCGGCATGACGCCCATCGAATGGCTGCGCATGCCCTCGCTCAAGGTGGGCAAGGCATCCCGTGTGGACTGCGCCGCACTGGCCCGCTTCCTTCAGGACTACGACAACGGGCTGGCCTACGTCGAGCACGTCGGGTCCATGCCGGGGCAGGGTGTAGCGAGCATGTTCACCTTCGGCCATGCAACGGGTTCGGTGGAAGGCGTACTCGCCGCCCTGATGATTCCCGTCACGTTGGTGGCGCCGGCCGCCTGGAAACGCCGAGCCGGCCTGATCGGCGCCGACAAGGACGCTGCCAGATCCCGCGCCATCCAGCTGTGGCCGCGATGGGATGCGCTGGGGAAGAAAGGAGAGGGTCAGGCGTTCGCGGATGCGGCACTGATAGCTAGGTTCGGGGAGGCCTGATGCCCGCCACCTTGTGCAAAAACTGCATCCACTACCGGCCCGACCCGATCAATCCGCCAGCGGGCATGGGCCAGTGTCAGCAAGGCCACGGCTACTGGCATCCGTCCGCGCCGCACCTGTGCCGGGATGAGGAAGTCTCCGAGTGACCTACTCACCGCCCGAGCTAGCCACCGAGCGCGAGCAGGCCAAGCGCATACGGGCGCTGATCTACCGGGCTGGCGGCTGCGGCGTCTGCAAGAACGCCGTCCACGGGTGGGGCAAGTCCGCCTGCGACACCGTAGGCCGCACCTTCCCGCGCTGCATGAGCACGCCTGGCAAACAGTTTGAACTCGACCACAAGAAGTTGGAGGAAATTCGACATGCGCCGAGCAAGTGACCTGGAGCAGCGCCTTGTGGAGTGGGGCCGGGAGTATGGCGGAAGCAAGTACGAGGACGCCGGGTGGCAGGGAATCTCGCCGCTTGCGGTGATGATGAAGTGGCACGGCAGGCCGCCGTCAGGGCTTGGCTACCAGCCGACTACGACCGCGGCGGATGAGGTGCAGGCCGCGATCGAAGCGTTGGCCGCGCAGCCGCAAGGATGGGTTCCGGCCTGTGTTATCCGCTGCGAGTACTTGACTCCCGGGCAGCCTATAGAGTCGAAGCTTGGCCGGCTGCGGCGGGTGGGAGAGAACCTGGGGCGGGTGCGCTATTACCAGCACCTTCGGCTGGCACGGGTGCATGTGGCTGGCTGGCTGCGACTGCCGTTTGACGAAAAGACCGAGGCTGTAGCCGTAGCTGACGGCATCGAGCAAGAGGCCGTGGCGCGGCGAGCGTGAGGGTGTTGTGTAATTACAAAATGCATGTTCTGATGGCATCGTGACCATCGCGTCACGCTCCGAAACCCGCCCCTCCCCGGCGGGTTTTTTGTTGCCCTCAGGCAACCCGGCCGGCTGCGTTACCCCTGACGCGGACCGGCCCCCCATTCATTGGTCGGTAGCTCAATCTGGCAGAGCGCCGTGCTCCAAACTCGGTGGTTGCAGGTTCAACTCCTGCCCGGCCAGCCACATTCAATTTGCCGCGATGCCCGTAGGTTCGATGGCCGGGAAGTGCTAAGGCAGGCGTCCGGCGCGGCAAGCCCACAAGGCAGACCATGAGCTACCCCGACGACAACCCGAAAACGGCCGTCGGGGCGACGAAAGTGCCTCTGCACCTCGTTCCGCCCGTGGCATCGCACTACATGGCGCTGGCGTTCAAGGACGGTGCGGTCAAGTACGGCCCATACAACTGGCGCGAGCACATGGTCAGTTCGTCTGTGTATTACGGGGCAGCGCGCCGGCACTTGGACTCATGGTGGGATGGCGAGGACGTATCGGCGGACGCCTTGGTTCACCACCTGGGCCACGTCATGGCCTGCTGCGCCATCCTGCTGGATGCGCTGACGGTCGGGAAGCTCAACGACGACAGGCCGATCAAGGGTGTGGTGGCGGCGTTACAGGCGCAGTACGCGGCACCTGTGCAGCCAGCAGCCCCGCTCCCCGAGCCCGCCGAAGTCCTACGGGAACGGCTGGAATCGGCTGACGACGACACGGCGGCTGCGTAATGCTCACTGACGAGCAGGTGATTGACGCACTAGAGCGGCACGGCAGCATCAACAAGGCCGCATCCGCATTGGGCGTGGCCCGATCGACCATGCAGAAACACGCCAGGCGTGCCGCGCTCAAGGGCTACTCGCCAAAGCATGGCATGACCAAGACGGTCCCGGAGGGCTTCACGGTCAAGGGTGTTTCGACCCTGTACGACCGAGATGGCAACATCGCAGGGCAGTGGGTGAAGTCGGCTGCGGACCAAGAGGCCCGCCGCAAGCTCATGGACGCGGTTGTCGCATCGCTGGTGCATGAGGTTTCCGGCCTAGCTAAGCCCATCAAGGCGCTCAAGCGAACGGCCCTGGCGGACAGCCTGTCGTCCTACATGATCGGCGACGCTCATTTCGGCGCCTACGCATGGGCGGCTGAGACGGGCGGAGAGGATTTCGACACGTCGATTGCGTCCGCTGACCTGCGGGCTGCCATCGACCTGCTTGTCGCTGGCGCCCCTGACAGCGAAACGGGATACCTCGTTGACGTGGGCGACTACCTGCACGCCGACAACCGCAGCAACATGACGCCGGCCAGCGGGAACCTGTTGGACGTGGACACCCGCTATCAGCGCGTGATCCGTGTTGCGGTTGACGCGCTCCGCTACTGCATCGGGCGGATGTTGCAGAAGCACCGTAAGGTCAAGGTGTTCATCACGCCGGGGAATCACAACCCCGACTCGGCGGGATGGATGGCGCTGATCATTGCCGCGTACTACTCGAACGAGCCGCGTGTGGAGGTTGAGACGTCACCGGCCAAGTTCTTCTATCAGCGCTTCGGACGCAACCTGATCGGCATTACGCACGGCGACAAGATCAAGCTGGAGGAGCTTCCGTCCATCATGGCGCATGACCGCGCCGAGGATTGGGGGCAGACCGAGCATCGGTACTGGTGGACCGGCCATATCCACCATACTAAGCACCAGGAATATCGCGGCTGTACGGTTGAGGCGTTCAACACGCTGGCTGCCGGTGATGCGTGGCATGCGGCAAGCGGCTATCGCGCCAAGCGCCAGATGCAGCGCATCGACATCGACCGCACCTATGGGATCTACAGCCGCAGCATTGCTAGCGTCGGGATGATCCGGGCAAGGGCCGCATGAGCGCCGACACCGAAGTGTCCCTGCCTGAGGGCGAGGCATACATCCCGGACGGCGAAGCGCTCTGCAAACGCTACGGCGGCCTGTACGTCTATCGAATGGAAGGCGGCGCCATGTTCATGGGCATCCCAGGCAGGGGCGAAGTCTCTGTCGATTCGCTGCTCATGGCCGACGGCAAGCCCGAAGCCGAGAAAGCCGGCAACGTAACCACACTCAAGCCGGCCCCGCGCCGCACTTACTGACGCGAGGCACCATGAATTCGTCTGACCTGATCGCCTTGGCAGCGGTAGCCATCCCAACTGTGGGCGGCATTGTTGCGTGGCTGTGGCGTCATTCGACACGGCTCACGGGGGCCGAGGTGCGGATCGAGAACCTGGCCGCAAACGCCGATGCGGCCCAGCGCAGGACCGATGGACAGTTCGCGCAGATCATGGCCTCCCTGGCGCGCCTGGAAGACAAAATGGACCGGAAAGCGGATCGCCCGTGAGCACCTTCGACGCTGCTTTCGCCGATTTGATCGGGAATGAGGGCGGCTACAGCAACAATCCGGCCGATCCGGGCCAAGAAACGATGTGGGGCGTCACTGCTCGCGTAGCCCGTGCCCACGGTTATACCGGTGCCATGCGCGACCTGCCGCTGAGCTTCGCTCGCGCGATCGCCAAAGCTGAATACTGGGATTCCTACCACTGCGACGACATGCCGGCACAGGTGGCGCTCCAAGTGCTGGACGCTGCCTACAACGGCGGTCGCCCAGCCCAATGGCTCCAGCGCGCGGTAGGCGTGGCAGAGGACGGGGTGATCGGCCCCAAGACTCTTGCTGCGGTGAAGGCCGCCGATCCCTTGGCCGTGTGCCTGCGGTTCGACGCCTACCGCCTGCAATACCTGACCGACCTATCCACCTGGCCGACCTTTGGGCGCGGCTGGGCAAAGCGTATGGCTGCAAACCTGTTGAGGGCTGCGCAATGAGCGTCAAGCTCGACCCGCAATGGCGTCAGTCCTGGCGCTGGCTGTCCATGCATGCCATGACGCTGGCCCTGGCGGTGCAGGGCGCCTGGCTGGCTGTGCCGCAAGAGCTGCGCTCGCTGGTGCCGCAATGGGGTAGCTATGCCGTGACGGCCGTCCTGATGGTCGCCGGCATCCTGGGCAGGCTGGTGGACCAGTCGCCTCAGCCGGACGAAACCGACAAGGCGGGCGCGTGATGTTCGCACTCCTTTGGGCCAAGGCGTGGAAGTGGGTATGCGGGCTAGGCGCTGTGCTCGCGGCTTTCGGTGCCGTGTACCTGACCGGGCGATCCAGGGGCAAGCAGGCTGGCGAGGCTGATGCTCAAGCCGCTCGCAACGATGTCGCCAACGCGCAGGCCAAGACGGAACAACTGGAATCACGCCATGAAACCGATGCTCAGGTTGCCAGGCTCCCGGACGCACCGGTTCAAGCTGTGGCTACTGCTGCCCCTGCTACTGCTGCTGGCGAGCTGCGCGACAACGGGTGGGTGCGTGACTAAGCCCGATCCTTGCGCCGGCTGGTCGCCGATCTATGTCTCGCGCACCGACGTGCTGAGCGATGGCACGGCCAAGCAGATCCTGGCGCACGACGAGCACGGTAAGCAGGTTTGTGGATGGGGCAAGGGGCACTGACATGGAGCGCGCCTTCCTGTTCATCAGCGGACTGTGCTTCGTCGCGCTAACGCTGCTGCTCATCGTATGGGACGGCAAGCCCCGCAAGGAGCCGCAGCCCCCGACCGTGCCGGCCGATGTCGCGCAGACCCATGAGTAACGCACCCGTGACCGCCGAGCACGTCGAGCACCGCACCATCAAGGATTTCGCGATCGACCCGGACCACGCCGAGCGTGCCGAGTCTGAGGACTTCCGCGAGGCCAAGCGCCGTCTCAAGCAGGACGGGCACTACCGCTGCTACATCTGCGGCTCAACGGACAAGCTCCAGGTCCATCACCGCGCCTGCGAGTACATGTTCGCCGGGGTGGTGGACTTCGGCCTGCTCAAGGAGTTCTGCGAGGAATGGGACGTGTACGGCTACGGCAAACTGCTCAAGGCCCAGCCGATCACCAGCCCGGACGACGTGCGCAACCAGCTCGTCCTGTGCCAGCCGCACCATACGGGCGTGAACCATGAGGATGGCGGCGGCGGGACGGGCATCCACGCGATGACATTTCCGAGCTGGATCATTCAGAAGCTGGCCCTGCCCAACGCCAACCCGATCCCGCAAGCCGGCGAGTCCTTTGCCGATGCGCTGGACCGGATCAAGCGGTACGAGCGCAAGGCGTAAGCGTTAGCGGCGTCCGGGTGGCGCTCCACACTTTGGAGGGGCGGCCAGGTGCCGGCCAGAAGATATGGCAGCAGTAGGGAGGCCGACTAAGTACAAGCCTGAGTTTGTCCGACAGGCGGCTAAGTTCTGCCGGCTCGGGGCGACGGACCGCGATCTGGCCGACCTGTTCGAGGTATCGGAGGCGACGCTTAACACTTGGAAGCTCAAGTATCCGGAGTTTCTTGAGGCCTTAAAGCGGTCCAAGGACGAGCTTGACGCTCAGGTTGAGCGGTCCCTGTTCCAGCGGGCGATGGGCTACTCGCACAAGGCCACCAAGATGTTTCAGGCCGGCGGGGCGGTCATCTCTGCCGACTACATCGAGCATTACCCGCCCGACCCTACATCGATGATCTTCTGGCTGAAGAACCGTCAGACGGAGAAGTGGCGGGATAAGCCAGATGCCGGCGACCCCGACGAAGGCGAGGCCAAGCCCGTCAAGGTGGTGGTCGAGGTTCGAGACGCACGCAAGCCTGATGCCGACGCTTAACGTCCCACAGGCTCGCTTTCTGGCGATGCCGCACAAGTTCCGGGCTTATGTAGCCGGATTCGGATCGGGCAAGACCTGGGCTATCTCGGCTGGGGCCTGCAAGCACTACTGGGAACATCCCAAGGTCAACCGCGGCTACTTCGCGCCGACCTACCCGCAGATCCGGGACATCTACTACCCGACGATCGAGGAAGTGGCCCACGACTGGGGGCTCAAGGTCAAGATCGCCGAGGTCAACAAGGAGATCCACTTCTACTCCGGGCGCGTGTACCGCGGGACAACCATCTGCCGCTCGATGGAGAAGCCGGAGTCCATCGTCGGCTTCAAGATCGCCAGGGCCGACATCGACGAGCTGGACACGCTGCAGGTACGCAAGGCGGAGCAGGCGTTCCGCAAGATCATCGCCCGCCTGCGCCTCAACTTCGACGGCCTGAACGGCGTGGATGTGGCGACGACGCCCGAGGGCTTCCGGTTCACTCATGCGCAATGGGTCAAGGCCGTCCGCGAGAAGCCGGCGCTGGGCGACATGTACGGGATGGTGCAGGCCAGCACCTACGACAACGAAACGAACCTGCCGGCGGACTACATCCCGAGCCTGCTGGCGAGCTACCCGCCGCAACTGATCGAGGCGTACCTCAACGGCCAGTTCGTCAACCTGCTGAGCGGGACGGTCTACCACCAGTTCAGCCGCACCTTGAACGCCTGCACCGATGTCCTGGCCGAGGGCGAGGCAGCGCATGTGGGCATGGACTTCAACGTCGGCAAGATGTCCGCAATCACCCATGTGATCCGCGACGGCCTGCCGCGGGCGGTGGACGAGATCACCAAGGGCTACGACACGCCGGACATGATCCGCCAGATCAAGGAACGGTACTGGCTGCACGACGGCAACGCCTACCGCAAGTCGCGGGAAATCACGGTCTACCCGGACGCTTCGGGCAGCTCGCGCAAGTCGGTCAACGCTTCGGAGACGGACATCAAGCTACTGCGCGATGCCGGCTTCCGGGTTTCGGCTCCGGACGCCAATCCGCCCGTGAAGGACCGCATCAATTCGATGAACGCGATGTTCTGCAACGCCACCGGGCTTCGCCGCTACAAGGTCAACGTCCAGCGCTGCCCGACCTATGCCGACCACCTGGAGCAACAGGTGTGGGCGGATAACGGCGAGCCGGACAAAACCGCCGGCAACGACCACACGAACGACGCAGGCGGCTACTTCATCCACCGCATGTTCCCGCTCATCAAGCCGACCGTCTCCCGAACGGTTTCGCTCCAACACATGGCCCGCTGATGCTCTCGACGCTGACACGACTGATCGCGCAGGACAAAGACCTGCCGCAGCGCGCGTGGACCATCGACGTGCTGTCGCGCGTGCTTGATGGCACGATCTATGACGTGCTGGCGCATGAGTTCCACGAGGAACAGAACGAGGCGGGCGAGTACGTCAAGCAGCGCGATCGCCGCCCGAGTGTGCGCACCGGCCTGATCCGAACGGTGGTCGATGACAGCGTCAGCCTGCTGTTCAGTGAGGGTCACTTCCCGTCGATCCAGTGCGATGACGAGAAGGTCAAGGAGGCGCTTGGCGCGGTCGAGAAGGACGCCAAGCTCAACCAGGTGCTGATCGACGCCGCGACCCGTGGATCGGTGGGCAGCGTTGCAGTGCTGGTGCGCTTTCTGTCCAAGCGGGTGTTCTGCAGCGTGATGGACACGCGCTATCTCACCCCGATGTGGAACCCGGACGAGCCCGACAAGTTGCTGAAGGTGACGGAGCTGCGCAAGGTCACCGGTCAGCAGCTGGCCGATGCGGGTTACACGGTCAAGAAAGACGACTTGAGCATCGTGTTCTGGTTCAAGCGCGAATGGAACGTGACCCGCGAGGTTTGGTTCCTGCCGTGGAAGGTGGCCGACGAGCGCCCGACGATTGCTGAGGACACCCGGCGCACCACCACGCACAGCCTTGGCTTCGTGCCGATGGTGTGGGTCAAGAACTTGCCCGGTGGCGATGAGGTCGACGGTGCGCCGACATTCGGCGTCGAAGCGATCAACACGGTGATCGAGGCCGATTACCAGCTCTCGCAGGCTGGCCGCGGGCTGACCTACAGCTCCGATCCCACGCTGCTGATCAAGGAGCCGGCGGGCGTCGACGAGGGCGCCCCGATGGTGCGCAGCGCAAGTAACGCTATCGTGGTGGACAAGGAAGGGGATGCCAAGCTGCTGGAAATCAACGGCAGCGCGTCCGAAGCCGTCATCAAGTATGTGGAAAAGCTTCGCGAGTTCGCCTTGGAGCGCCTGCACGGCAACCGCAGCAGCGCGGACAAGCTGAGCGCGGCGCAGTCAGGCCGGGCACTGGAGCTGATGCACCAGGCGCTGATCTGGCTGGCCGACAAGCTGCGCTCGAGCTACGGCGAGGGGGCGCTGCTGGACATCTACCGCATGGTGATCGCCGGCAGCCAGAAGTACCCGCTGACCATCCGTGGCGTCACCTACGGGCAACTCACCCCCAACGCCGACATCTCGCTCAACTGGCCGGCCTGGTTCCCGCCGACCGCCGATGACCGCAGCACCATCGCCATGGCCATCAAGACCCACGTCGACAGCGGCACGATGAGCACGGAAACGGCCGTGCAGACCATCGCCGACGACTACGACATTGAAGATGTCACCGCCGAAATCGCCCGGATCGACGCCGAGCGACAGCAGAAGCTGGCCGAGCTTACCGCGGCGAAAGGCAAGGCATCCGAAACGATCTAACCCACCGCTGATGCGGTGATCCCACAGGCCCGCTCGATGCGGGTTTTTTGCATTGGAGAAGCCTAGATGGCCGATCAAGACCAGACCCCCGCACCCGCTCCCGCGCCGCAACCGGAAGTGTTCAGCAAGGAATACGTGAAGGAGCTGCGCGCCGAAAACAGCGGCTGGCGGCTCAAGCACAAGGAAGCGTCCGACGCGAAGGAGGCGGCAGAGGCCGCCGCCAAGGCCGCCG